CTGATGTATGAGTGATGTTTTCCCCACTCCATTTGTTTAATGCAGACCCATAAGTAGTAATAGTTATATCTTCTACTATTTCTTGAGTCGTTGTTGTTGTACTGTTCATCGAACCCTGGGTGAAGTTTGGGGTTACTAATTCTGCTCTTGCTACCGTGGGTGATGCCAGTAGGAAGAGTACTAGCCATTTCTTCATTCTTCCTTTTTTTTGTTCATTGGACAATCGACAGTTGCTTTACCGTTGCCTTTGTTGCCGTTATTTGTCTGGAGTCCAAACGAATAAAGTGCAGACCCAAAGATACTTGCCACAAAGGTAATATCTGTGTTTTGAGTCTTTTTGATCATAGGTATCTCAACGTAGTTAAGAGTTATGATCAAATAAAGCCCGACCAAACCACTACACCTAAGCGTACAAAAGTACCAAGCACAGCTATATGGTGCTCAGTATCTTCTGCTGCATCTTTTAATTTGGTGAGGAGGTTTGGTTTCGGGCTTTCCTGTTTTCCTTCCATTTATTAACTTTAGCTTGTAGTTGTTTTTGAACTTTCTTTTTGATTGGTTCAAATAAAGACTGTGTGACAGTAGTTGTAGCTACTGCCACGACTGCTGTAGTTACCGCTGTTACCACTACCGCTGTTTCAGGTATAGGCATTTTGATATCTATAACAGGTATCTTTAATGTGGGTGGTTCTGGTTGCTCTGTCGTTTGTTCAGGTTCCACTTCCTCTGGAGCTTCCAAATCACTCGGAGGTATTACCATAGGTTTATAGTAAGGTATCCGAGCTGAGGGTGGTTTAAACTCTATTGGTTGTATATCTAACGCTTTAGGAAGAGTAGCTCTCGGTATATTAAGACCAAGGCTTACCAGTTCCATGTGTAGGTGTTTTTTGTATGTTTACACCGTCTTCTACAGCAGTTTCAATAGCCTCTACAGTACCAGCCTTGTCAGCATCTAGCTTTGCCTTTACCCAACCTAATACAGTTGATTCTGTAAGGTCAGCATAAGGTACTAGAGTATCAGGCTTAGGAAGATCTACTTCACCAGTAGCTCTAAATTTGTAGGTACCATCTTCACCATTAACACGGTAGATAACTTTATTTACATACCCATCTGCAAGCTCTCGCTGAAGGGTATTGACTTGCCAAGTTTTTGTTGCCATTTTTAGTTTTTCTTTGAATAAATTGTTTTTGTAAATTGAGTTACCTTAGCTTGATTCTAAGGCGGCGACTTTTGTTTCTAATACTTCTATCTTTGCCATAGCTTCTTGTAGAGCTTTAATAGCTTTCATATATAAGATTGAGGTTTTAACTGATTTAGTTTTGGTTCCTAAATCTGCACCTGTATCTGGATCTCTATCTATGCTTTCTTTTACAAGCTTAGGACAAACAGTCTCTAATTCTTGTGCGACTAAACCTATTTGAGTGTGTGTGTCAAATCCAGTAGATGCTTTAAAATTCCAATTTCTTATTTTAATTGCTTTTATATCATCCCATTGAGAATTAGCATCAACAATGTTTTCTTTTAATTTACTGTCTGAAATTTGATTATATGTTCCATTTGAGTTTTTACAATCTCCATCAGCTTCCATAACAAACTGAAGCTGATTAGCATTATTTCTACATTGAAGATAATCAGGAGTATCAGCACCACTTGTAGATTTTTTAAGAGTTAAAGTTGAGTTTGTAGTTGAACTACTTTGTAGATAGTTATAATCTGAATCAGTTAGCAGTCGCCCACTTACTTGTACACCATCAGCAGTTGTCTCAAACTTTAAAGCATTATTATAGTAAAGGTTTACTGCACCATCGTCATGGCACTGAATATAATTTTCTACACCACTACCATCAGCAAGTTGCTTTTGTATATTAATATTATCTTGTGATCTTATAAAAAGTATGCCATCTTTATTATCTACAAAAGCGTTGGTACCGTTGTGATAGAGCGTTAGGTCTGATGCTCCTCCAAGTGATATTCTATCATCATCAGCTAAGGAAATATTTCCTGTAACACTAATGCCATCGCTGGTTGTCTCAAACTTCTTCGAGTTGTCGTAATAGAGTTCTACGGCTTCGTTACCAACTGCTTTAATATTGGTTTCCCAAGAACCACTTGCTGCGTTTTCTAAGAAAAACCCTCCTGCGGCGGCT